AAATAATTACAAAACAAAATAACAAGTCGGGAATAATCCCATAATTTTATAGGTGTAAGATACCTTAATATTAAATGTTTGACTTGTTGTATTTAGGGAGGTAGGTATAAAGGCGATATTGCCAGACACGTTAATACACTTATCTACCTCCTAAAAATTTAATTGAATAAAATGAAAAGATTAGCACAATATTTAGTGGACCAAGTCAAGTCCGAACAACACTTACGCAACTACAACAAAGCTCATAGATTAGATACTATTGAAATGAATAATTTCTTTAAAGAGTGTGATAAAATAGAAATAAAAGGTAAATTTGTTTCTGCGTGTAAATACGCAATTCCACTGCCTGAAAAAGTCATTATAAAAAATGACATGAGTAAATATAAATTAAATAAAACATTAACCGAAGAATTTATAAATAGATATGAAAGAAACAAGCAAAAAAACAAAAGAAGAAATAAAAAAATACGCTTATCACACAGACGTACCTGATTACTATGTTGGAGACACCTACAGAGAAGGATACTACCAAGCAAGATATGTTGTAGAAGATTTTAATTGTACGTGGAATGTGGGCAATGTTGTAACTTACTGTTTACGCAGCTCTGAAAAACATGAGAGTCCAATAGAATGTTTAAAAAAATCAATCAATCACTTAAAGTTTGAAATAGAAAGATTAGAAAAATTAGAAAAAAAAAGAAATGAAAAAAGAAATATTTAACGTTTACGCCACTTTAGTTGCAGATAAATTTTACATTTCACTGCAAGATATGTTTTCCAAGTCACGTGTTCATCCACGTCCAGAAGCACGACAGATGCTCTATTACTTAGCGTATGAACGCCCTATAAAGATCAGTAGTATTAGAAGGTTCATGGAGGAGAATGGGTTACCAGTGCAACACAACACTATTATGAAGGGTTATGAAAAAGCTAAAAAGACAATTGCTTCTGATAAAGATTATCAAGCATTTGTAAAAAGAGTACAAAATGTACAGTAAAAAAGATATATTTAATCAAGCATTAAATGATGATGCAATATACTACCAAAGAAATGGTGGGATAAGTATGATTAATATCGGGGTTAAAATTAGTAAGTACCCAAGTAAATTAGAAATACTTAACTGTTCTAAAAATGGAGATTACTATCAAGAACTTACTGAAAATGAATATAATATATTTTATGTTAATGGTTGGGAAAAAGGTTGTAGATTGTTAGCTTTAGAAAACTGTAAACGTAAAGTTGATCTTATTAAAAATAAGATGAAGACAGAAGTAAACACACGTAAAAACGATAAGTACATAAAAAATCTTAAATCAAAAAGAGATACTATTATGAAAAAATACGCTTATCACACAAATAAACTAATTAAATTAAATTAAATAAAATGGAAAAGAAAAACATTTATAAAGCTCTTGCTGATTTTCAACAAGAAGTTCCTGTACTATTAAAAGGTACAGACGGATATGGTTACAAGTATATAAGACTTGAGCATATGATAGCACAAATAAATCCTTTATTAAAAAAACATAATTTAGGATTTACTCAATTAGTTCAAGGAGATGGACTTACTACAATATTATTTCACACTCTTACGGGAGAGACTATAGAAAGCCATGCTAATATACCTGACTGCGATCAGAAGGGAATGAACAAACATCAATCAGCTGGTGCAGGTATAACGTATTACAGAAGATATTCTTTAAGTTCTATGCTCGGTATTATAACAGATAAAGATACAGATGCAAACATCTACGATACTGTTAAGCCAGAGGTAAAGAAAAAACCTGTAATAAATACTAAAGTAGAGTTGGAAGTAGGAGGAGATGATTGGAAAAATGTATTATCATATATTGCTGATCCAAAAATAAAAGCATTAGGACTTCCTGTAATTGTAGAACACGTACAACAAAAATTTAAGGTTTCAGCAAAGACTAAAAAAGAGCTTTCTAAGCATTTATAATGGAATTACATAAATTAGTTGAGGTAATTAACAACCTTAAAAACGATTCTTATTATTATGGTACTTACGGGAAACAATGGCTATCAAATTCTGACATTGGAACTCTTTTAAAAAACCCAAAAAACTTTAGAAAACCTCAGCCAGAAACTAAGGCAATGATTGAGGGTAGATATTTCCACACTGCTATGTTAGAGCCACATAAGTTAGAAGATTTTGTGTGTTTAACACTTGCAAGTAGAAATACAAAAGCATATAAAGATTATGTTGCAGCTAATGATAAAGAAATATATTTATTAGCTAAAGAAGTAACTGCATTAAATGTTATTGTTGAGGTTATGAAAAAAAATCATCAAATGTCAAAAGCTATATATGATGAAAATAATATGTATGAAGTGCCTATGGTTAAAGAAATTGGAGGATTAAATTGGAAGGGTAAGGCTGACATTGTATGTAAGGATCAGTTAATTGATATTAAAACTACTTCTGATATATCTAAATTTAAATTTTCTGCACGTAAATATAATTATGATAGCCAAGCATATATCTATCAAGAGTTATTTGGTAAACCATTAGTTTTTTACGTTATAGATAAGTTGACTCATGATTTAGGTATATATGAACCTTCTGTAGATTTTTTAAATAGAGGTAAAGAAAAAGTAGAACAAGCTATAGAAATATATAATAAATTCTTTAATGAAAATGGTCCTCATATGTTAGCTGATATAAATCAATATGTACATTATGAAACACTATAGACATATTATTTGGCATAGAAAAATATTTTTTGTTTTAAAGATTGTTTTTAAGGTAATTAAACACTATCTTTCAAAGCTCTCTTGGAAACGAGAAATCTTTATAGTAGAAGTTCCAACTACTATGAAAAGCGAACAGGATAAGCAAAAACTTATGGCTGACGTTTTAGACATTTTGGAGCATGAAATTAAAATACATTAAAATGGAAGATAAAAAAATTTTTGTAGGATCAGGTATATCAAAGTTTGAGGGAAATCTTGTGTCTTGTAGTATATGTCTATCTGATTTACCATCAGAACATATATTTGAATACAATTCTAAGAAATACATTAAACTGAATGTCCAAAAGAAAAAAGAAATAGATCAGTATGGTAAATCACATTCTGTATCTATTGACACTTGGAAACCAGAACCAAAAAAAGTAGAGGTGGATTCCAGCGATGACTTACCTTTCTAATAGTTGTGTGTAGGAAAAGAGAGGGGGAGATATTTCTTTCCCTCTTTTTTTACTATATTCTATGGAATATAATAAATAATAATATAATATAATAATAATCAATTAGTTAGCTAAAAAATAGCTTGGAATAAGTATGGAAATAACAATTTTTAAAGACATAAAAAATACTGATCAACCTTTTTACAGAGAAGTAGAAGTTACATTAGAGAGAATAGAAAAAGGTAATTCTTCTGAAATAGTAAAAAAGATTAGAGAAGAAAAAGATAAAGATAAAAGAAACGAATTAAAAAAATTATTACCAGCTATATGTTTTAGTGGTAAGTTTAATAAAAGAAATGACAAATCATTACTTGAGCATAGTGGCTTAATATGTTTAGATTTTGATGGATATAAAACAAACAAAGAATTATTACAAGAAAAAGAAAAATTAACTAAGAACAAGTTTATTTTTAGTGTTTTTGTTTCGCCAAGTGGAAAAGGGCTAAAGGCATTAGTAAAAATTCCTCCTATAGTAGAAAACCATAAAAGATATTTTAAATCTTTACAAAAATATTTAGACTCCCCTTATTTTGATTCAACTTCACAAAATGTTTCACGTGTATGTTACGAAAGCTATGATCCTCTTATATACATTAATAAAACCTCAAGTCTTTGGGATAAAATTGAAGAAACAGAGTTTGTAGAAGTTAATAAACAAATAGATAAACCAACTATCCCTATCACTGATGAAAATAAAATTGTAGATATATTAGTTAAATGGTGGGAAAAGAAATATGGATTAAAAAACGGAGAGAGAAATAATAATGTATACATTCTGGCAGCTGCCTTTAATGATTTTGGTGTTCCTCAAAATTTAGCTGAGTATGTCATGGGTAATTTTGATAGTAAAGATTTTAATTTAAATGAAATAAAAAGAACTATACAGTCTGCATATGCAAACACACAAAATTTTGGAACAAAATATTATGAAGACGAAGATAGGGTAAACTTAATTAAACAACAGCTAAGAAGAGGAGTGCCAAAAAAAGAAATACGATGTCAATTAGAAGACGAAAATATTGATGTCGTAGATATTGAAAATGTAATGGTTCGTCTTGAAGAAGAACAAGCAGTTCATCAGTTTTGGACAAAGAGTGACAAAGGAGTTGTAAAAATTACTCATATATTATTTAAAAACTTTTTAGAGGACAACGGTTTTTATAAATTTAATCCGGAAGGAAGTAAGAACTATGTATTTGTAAGAGTCACTAATAATTTAATTGATCATACTTCAGAAAAAGAAATTAAAGATTTTGTTTTAAGCTATTTACTAACTATAGATGATTTATCTGTTTATAATTATTTTGCAGAAAAAACTAAATATTTTAGAGAAGAATTTTTAACCTTATTGTCATCTATCAATGTGTTTTTTATTGAAGACACAAAGACAACAGCGTATTTATATTACATGAATTGTGCTGTTAAAATTACAGTTGATGAAATTACTTTAATAGACTATATTGATTTAGGTGGTTATGTATGGAGAGACCATGTCATTGATAGAAATTTTACTATGTGTAAGGTTGGTAAGTGTGATTATAAAACTTTTATATCTAATATTTGTGGAGAAGATATAAGCCGAATAGCTTCTATGGAATCTACAATAGGTTACTTACTACATGGATGGAAAAATTTATCATATTGTCCTGCAGTAATATTAAATGACGAAGTTATTTCTGACAATCCTGAAGGAGGTACAGGTAAAGGTTTGTTTATGAATGGCCTGTCTCATATGAAAAAAAACGTAACAATTGATGGCAAATCATTTGCTTTTGAAAAGTCATTTGCATATCAATTAGTTTCTGCAGATACGCAAATACTATGTTTTGATGACGTAAAAAAATCATTTGATTTTGAGCGATTGTTTTCTGTAATCACAGAAGGATTAACTTTAGAAAAGAAAAATAAAGATGCAATTAAAATACCTTTTTCTAAATCACCTAAAGTAGCATTAACAACAAACTATGCAATAAAAGGTAAAGGATCTTCATTTGAAAGAAGAAAGTGGGAGTTAGAGCTTGCACAGCATTACACTAAAGAATTTACTCCATTGGTAGAATTTGGTAAACTTATGTTTGGTGAATGGGATGATGAGGAATGGTGTCAATTTGATAATTATATGATACAAAACTTACAAATTTATTTAGGTAAAGGTTTACTTAAAAGTCAGTTTGTAAATCTTAAAATTAGAAAATTATCTGCTGAGACTTGTCATGAGTTTATTGAATGGTGTGGGTTAATAGCTGGTAGTCAGCCTAATGAAATGTTAAAACCTAATTCAAGAATATATAAACAAGATTTGTATGAAGATTTTATTAATGAACATCCTGATTTTGCTCCAAAATCTAAATTTACTATTTCACGTATTAAGTTTTGGGGGTGGATTAGATCTTATTCTGTATTCAAATATAATGTAGAATTTTTAGAGGGTAGAGATATGAGTGGTAGATATATTGAATTTAAAATTCCAGAAGAATGAAAATATTAATAGCTTGTGAAGAATCACAAACCATAACAAACTTGTATAGAGAGAATGGTTATGAAGCATATTCATGTGATTTGTTAGATTGTAGTGGGGGTAACCCACAGTGGCATATTAAAGGAGATGCAATAGAAGAAGCATATAGTGGTAAATACGATATGATGATTGCTCATCCTCCATGCACTTACTTAGCTGTCAGTGGAGCCAGATGGATGTATAACAAAGATGGAAGTGTTAATCAAGAAAGGTTAAATAATCAAAACAAAGCAATAGAATTTGTAAAAAAATTAATGAATGCACCTATTGATAAAATAGCTGTAGAAAACCCTATTAGCGTTCTAAGTTCTAAAATTAGAAAGCCCGATCAAATAGTCCATCCTTATTGGTTTGGAGATAAAGCATCAAAATCTACTTGTTTTTGGTTAAAAAACTTACCTCTACTTACACCTACAAATATGGTTAGTAAAGGAGAGTTTTTTGAATGGGTAGATAAAAATGGTAAAAAGAAACGTCAAGCACAATGGTATATGGATGCATTAAAAAAAGCAAAAACACCAGAGCAGCGTAGAACTTTAAGAAGTAAAACATTTGAAGGAATGGCTAAAGCAATTACAGAACAATGGAAATAAAATTTAGAGATTATCAATCAGATATAATAAAAAAAGCTGTTAACATATTAATGTATGGCTATAGTAATTTTGTTTACTTAGCTATGGAAGTTAGGACTGGTAAAACATTAACTGCATTAGGTATTTGTTCTGAACTAAACGCTAAGAATGTTTTGTTTATTACAAAGAAAAAAGCTATTTCAAGTATAGAGCATGATTTTTATTTATTAAAACCTCCATATTATTTGGAAGTAATAAATTATGAGTCTTTACATAAAATACCACAAACAAATTGGGATGTAGTTATATGTGACGAGGCACATTCATTGGGTGCGTTTCCTCGTCCTAATAAAAGAGCGAAACAAGTGAAGGAAATATTTAGAAGATCTACGCCTTATGTATTGTTTCTTTCGGGGACACCAACACCAGAGTCATACAGCCAAATGTATCATCAAGTATATGGTGTACGCAATAACCCATTTTATAAGTTTAAAAATTTTTATGCTTTTGCTAAAACCTATGTAAACGTATCACAGCGTAAAATAAATAGTATGATGATTAATGACTACTCAAAAGGATTAAAGTCTATTATAGAGGCTATAAACCCCTTTAAAATTAATTATACGCAACGCTCTGCAGGTTTTAAAACACAAACAGAGGAAAAAATATTATATGTAGAGTTAGAAGAACAGACTAAACAATTAATTAGAAGATTAAAAAGAGATAGAGTAGTTGAAGGAGAAGGAGAGGTAATATTAGGAGACACAGGTGTAAAACTAATGTCAAAAGTACACCAACTTTGTTCGGGAACTGTAAAATTTGAAAGTGGAAACTCAATGACAGTAGATTACAGTAAAGTTAATTTTATTAAAAAATATTTTAAAGATAAAAAAATAGCTATCTTTTATAAATTCACACAAGAGTATAAAGCTCTAAAAGAAATTTATGGTGATGAATTGACTAATGACTTGCAAGAGTTTAAAGAGACAGACAAATGTATTGCATTACAAATAGTAGCTGGTAGAGAGGGTGTCAGTTTAAAAGAGGCAGAAGCTCTGGTGTACTATAATATTGATTTCAGTGCTACTTCTTATTTCCAAAGTCGTGATAGGATGACTACAAAAGATAGAAAGTATAATAAAATTTATTGGATTTTTAGTAATAAAGGAATTGAAAATGACATCTACAAAGCTGTAGTCAAAAAGAAAGATTATACGTTGTCACACTTTAAAAGAGATTCATTAGATTTGTAAAATGACTGAGAATCAAATCCAATTAAAAAGAATAAAACAATTGGAGGAGTTAGGTTATTATGTAATTAAATTAACAGTAACAAATAAAAACGGAATACCAGATTTAATAGCTATTCCCAAAGACTCAGACGTATTATTTTCTGAAATAAAAAAACCAAGAGGTAAAGTGTCTGCTATACAACAGTTTAGAATAAAACAATTAAAAGATCATGGAATTAAAACAGAAATCTACAGAGGCGATTAAATGGAGTGTTGATGATGATTTTATTGAAAACTTACAAGAAGAATTTAAAATAGTAAGAGCTGTAAAAATAGCAACATTCATACAAAAATATTTACCAGAAATACCAAAAAACAATCTAACGTCACAGATTTTAGGGGGATGTATTGTTGATATTGATGATTCTCACATTACTTTTGCTATTGAAATTATACGTCAAGATAATGGTCCTACTATCTTAAGTGACATAACAATGATATCTATGGATGAGTATTTAGATTTACGATTATTAAATTGTTATATAAAAAATCCCGAAGAATTAGGATAAGTCCTATTTTTTTTTATATTTGATAAAATCAAGTATAAATGTCCCGAATTGCACGTGAAGATAAATCTACAATAAGTCACATTACTTATGTGACTGATCGTATACATGGCTTTGGAGACGAGCTGTATGAGGATTTGATGGAACGTGAACACGAAAAAGCTAAAGAGAAGGCACAAGATTTAATGAAGGTTTTAGCTGACTTAATCAACTCCCTGACTGATGAAATCTAATATAACAAAAATAATAATAATCTGGCCATCATGAACAAAGAACGAGCAAAAGAATTAGACGTGTTCTGCAAAACAGTTGCAGAAAGATTTTCAAACAAAACAAGACAAGGTAATATTAATAATGAAACATTTAGTGTAGATGAAATTATACCTACATCAGATGATTCAGCTGTGGTAAACTTTAAAAAAAATACAGGTAAATTAGCTGTAGCTTTTTGTTACTATATAAATAGAGGTAGGTCTAAAGGTTGGAAATATTTTTTTCCGACTGATGCACATACTGTGGGTATGAATGCTTTTTCATTCTATAAGTTAGAGGCCGAAAGAAAAAATTACAAGAAGAATTTTGAGAGTGATTTAATCTCTCAATATAATAGAAATAGAAGCCACAGTGATCATATAACATCTATTGACGAAATTAATTAAACAAAGATTGTTTTAGTTTTTCTTGAATTTCTACAATTTCAGCACACTTTTCATATTCTTCAGTATAGATAAAATAATTTATAAGCTCTGTATATATAGGGTCGTTATATCTTAATTTTTCTTTGTTAGGGTCGTGAAGAAACCATAATTCATCTTCTGTATCTAAAAAATCTATTAAAGTTCTTTTACCTGTAATTAATTCATACGTGTTATTAAAACACTTGTCTTCATCAAAATTATTCGTTTCCATATAAACTGTAGTATAATTCTGGTTGTTCTCTTTTCATTTGTGCTTTTGGCATCAATTTATTTCCACTCTGTAATCTTTTCTGTTCTTGTAATATTTTATATAACTCAGGATCTGTTTCTTTAATAATTTTCATATCTTCTGGAGAGAATGACATACTTAAGGCTGGTTGATAAGAGGAACTAATACCTAATATATCATAGATAGCCTCTTCTTGTTTTGTGCCATCTTTTGCTAAAGCATTATAAACTCCAACAAAAGGGTCAATCTGTGCTCCCATTAAAATCTCAACTAACGGTTGTATACCCTCACCTGAGCTTGTTGCTTTTGATATTTTTCTAAATATTGATTTGTATGGATTTACAACATCATCACCATAACCTCTTCTTCCTTTTAACTTATTAATAGCTTCTTCAGATGCACCACCTATAAATGGAATCATGTAAAGTAAGTTTAATCCATACATAGCATCTTTAATTCTATCCATAGCTTTTTCTTGATCGTCATCATTACCCTTCATTAGTAAAGCTAAATTAGCTGCTATAGCAAACAAAACGTTAGCACCTGCGTAGTTTAATGCTAATCCTTTTATATCTTTAGAACGTACGTTTCGCACACCACCCTTTTCCTTAAGTGATCTCATTATATTTGTTGTTGTTTGCAATACTTTATTTATTTGTAAAAATATTGTACTACCAAACATAGTAAATGCTCTTGCAAGTGGTTCTTGACTTTGTTGTAAAGGTATTTTATCTGTTCCTCTTCGTGACTGCTGTGTTGCATTGTAATCTGCAAATTGTTCAGCTGCTTCAGCCTTTGACATTCCATTCTCTATGTTTTGTACATAGTTTACCATATAACCCATAACCCCCATAACATCTCCTAATACAGTAGGCATAGCTGCTGCTTGTTTAAAAAACTTCCAAGAACGATTCCATCTTGCTTCAAAACCTTTTCCTGCAGTTCTTTTTTCAACTGGTTTTAAAGTTCTACTTCCTGACTCTAAACGGTATATATCTCCTTCCAAACCTTTTCTCCAACGATCTTTAAAGTCGGGAGATATTGTTTGTGCAAGTTGCATATAATAAGGAAGTCTTGCAATAACTTTAGCCATCCCTATCATAAAGCTAACCATTTTAGGAACTCTACTTCCTTTTACTCCTGGATAATCTTCAAAAGCATTAACAAAAGAAGTTGACTGTTTTATTAACTGTACAATTTTAAAAGATAATGCATATCCGGTAAATCGTGTCATTAGTTTTGCCATAGCACCAGCTGGCATTGCATTAGCTGTAGGATTTATAGCTAAATTAATAGACTGATATAACACATCTCTAATATTTAATCTATCTAACAAAGCATTTACAGCTGGAACTTTAAAGATTGCTTGTAAGTTTTTCACTCCCATAGCGTAAGCTTTAAATCTTTCCATTTGAGTAATATGATTTTCTAATGATTCAGTAAAACTAAAATTTAAATCTACAGCACCAACTTCGTCAGTTCTATTTTTAGTAGCTGGAGCTGTAACGTCATTAAAAACTTTCATAAAGTTTCCTTGAAGTAAATCTGTAACCATAGTTGTAGAAGAAATACTTTTTGTAGGAAAGTAATTTGGTATTTGATCTAAGTTTACATAATTAGCTTGTTTATATACGTCATTGACACTTTCAAAATATTCAAGACTTAAGTAATCTACAATTTTATCTACAAACTCTACTGCTTGTTCGCCCAACTGATCTCTTATAAAATCTATCTGTTCCTTACCAAGCCCTTGTTGAGTTAATTTTTCTCGTTGAGTTTTGTTTTGAGATAAAGCATAAATCCTCATCATTTGATTCATGCTATAAGTATCTTTTTCTCCATTAGATTTTGTTACTTCTATTAACCCGAATTTATCAAATTTATTTTTCAAATCTTGATAACTTTCAATACCATCTATAGTAGCTGCAATAGAGTTTAATATTTCTATTTGTTTATAATAACCTCTTAATGCTTTCGTGTGCATTCTATTTAATGCTTGATAAACATTTTCGTAAAAAAATGTATTACCTTTTGCTACGTTATCCATTAAATTTGTTAAAGTTCCTAAATGCGAAAGTCTATTTCTAAAGAATCGTGTTATACCTAAAGGAGATACAAAATCAAAGTCACGTAAAAAGTCTAATACTTTTTCTCTTAATTTTTTTAACACTCCTCTGTTTTCTTCTTGGTTTAATTGATTAGCATCTTTTATTTTACCAAAGTTAGGATTTGGTTCTCCATTAGGGAAAAATTCAACATTATCAAACAATTGAGGATAATTTTCTCTTATTTCCTCAGTAGCTGCAGTATATATGGAATTGTTTACTTCTGCACGTTCTAAACGTGACATATTTAATAAAGCTATAGATGCTTTCTTAGTATCTTTTAGTTGTTTTAATATACCTTCAACTGCTTCTAATTCTAAATTTTGTATGTTAGCAAAAGTGTCAAAAGCTAAAGCTCTGTTAATTAATTTTACTTCAGCTACTGTTAGCTTCTCTCCTCTTCTTTGTTTTTCTAATGCTATATTAGTTAACTCTTCATTAGCCATCATTTCTTGTTGAAGTTGTCTAAGGCCTCTTGCACGTGGACTTAATATATCACCTTCTTTTACAGTGTCAGGCCTTGTAACAATTTGTATTATATCTACTATGTCTTTGAAAAACTGTTTACCTTGTGCTTCTAAATTTGTTGCTCTTTGTTTATTTGGAGTTCCTTGAGCTTGTTTTTTAATTAAAGCTTTAATTTCTTTAATTAAACTTTGTTTTACTTGATTTCTTTTTCTATCAATTAAATCAAAAACCTTTTCACTTATGCTTAAAATATTTTTATTATTTGCTTGTGCTATTTGACTAATTAATCTATTTAATTCATTTTTAGTATATGTAGCTTCTTTTGGTGCATACTTTCTTATTAACTGATTTAGTTGTAATTGTATTCTTCTTAAATCTCTTGCACCTTGATTTTTTATATACAAGTCTCTTTTTAACCTCGCTATTCTGTTTTTTACTTGACTACCTTGAACCCTGCTTACCACTCCTGCATAAGCTACTTCTAATTGAGTTTTAATTGTTTTGAATTGTCTTTTAAAAATATCATTATCTCTTAAAATCTCAAATGCTTTTTTACCAATAGTAAAAGGAGTAGCGTCAGGATTTTCGCTAATATATTTTTTTAATTCATAAGTAACTTCATTATATAAAGTTTGTCCTTCATTTATACCACCTTCAACATTTGTAAACTCTGATGGCATTCCTGAGTAAGCACCATCTTTATTCTCTATTGCTGCACGAGCTTCATCTATTGTTAGCTTACGATTATTTCGTAAGTATTCGTATATAGCTGCGTCACTATAATCTCTTGCACGTGCTTTCGCAACAACATCATTAATAGTGTCAGATGTATTAAAAATTCTTGTCTTTTGTGATTTATCTGAAGACATTGGATTATAAAATCTTCCGTCTATTTGAAAACTATAACTAACAAAACGTGGTACATCACCAGGAACTTTTACAAAGTTTTCTTTTACTGTTATACCTGTTCCTTTTAATGCTTGTCTAATAAAATATGGATCTGATACATTTTTAGCAGGAATAAAACCTTTTTTATTCATACCAAAGTTTTTACCAATTTCTTTTGGACTACGAATTTTTTGAGACTTATCCCCTTTTTCTCCTTTATAACTTCCTTCTACAACTGAGACATTACGAACTGCGTAATCTTTTCCGGATTTTTGCACAAGAACTTTACTCCCCGACTCTCTGTTTTGTGGTAAATGTAGTATAGGTTTACTACCGTCCTTTAATGATATATGAAATGGATAGCTTGGGTGTGTATCTTTCTTAACTTCTACAGGACCATTAACTTCAACTACAGCATATATATCTCCCGTCTTTAATCCTTTAGTTAATCTTTCAGCTGCCACTTGAGCAATTAATTCAACTAATGCTTGAGAACCAGGTTTTCCTGAAACTAATTTAGTTTTACCTTTACCAACTGATCTTGATTTATCACCTCCTAAAAACTCAGCTATAGCTGCTTGATCTTCTTGAGGTAGATTTTTAGCTATTTCACCTACAATATCTTTAACCACAAATCCTCTTTTTTCAAACGTAGTTGTTTTAGGATCAGTAAAATATTTTTGTATATCAGTTTTTAAATCTTTAGCACTTTGTCTTAAATTTATAGTACCACCTGCTTTTTTTACAGCTGAAGAAACTGCATTTCTAAAATTAGATGGAGATATTAATTTATTATCTAACATAGTATTTAGAATAGCTAAAGTAGAATTTACACCCGAAGCACTGCTAACTAATTTAGAGTCTGTTCCTTTTGTTAAAGTTAAAAAAGCCCTACCTCCATTTGCTTTTAATTGTTCATTTAATCCTCTCGCTATAGAGTTTGCTGTTCCTTTTTTTCCCGATGCCCAAACATCACCAAATTTAGTTACAAAAAACACACCACCTTCTCCTTCAAAAATAACTTTACCTTTATATTTAATTTCTCCTGCTAACATATCATCGGGAGATGTAATTACAGTTTCTAACCCTTCTAAAAATTTTAAATCTTTTGGTTCAGTAACTAAACCTTTTTTTATCATTTCAGCTATACTATCTTGTTGAGTATATGAAACTTCAAAACCACCAATCTTTTGTTCTTTTAATGCATTAGCAGGGTTTTTTACTGTTTTACCCATTTCTATAGTATCATCTACTATATAATCAAATTCTTTAAAAGTAACTTCATCTCCATATATACTTTCCTCTACAACCTCCCCTTCTCTTACAGCACGTGATAAATTGTTTAATAAAGCTATAATAGCTGTGTCCTTTTTTAAAGTGCTAAATCCTATATCAGCATACTTTAGGCCTAATAATTCAGCTAATTTCATTAAAAATCTTTGTACTAAGTTTTTGTTTTTTACATTTAAGGTAGTATATTCTTCTGCGAGCATACCAAAAAGTTCTGACACATACTCTTCATTTTTCACTCCCTTATCATATAACTTTACAAATTCTTCTAATTTTCTTTTAGTTGCATTGTCTATGTCAGAATTTATTAGTGCTTCTATAAATCTTCCCATAGCTGCTTCTATACGAACATCAGTCCCAAACTTTTCATATAATATAGCATGAAAAATTTCATGAGCAATAGTATATGGTTTCATATTAGACACATTAATATGAATAGAATTAGTTTGTGACGAGAATAATCCCGCTGTCCCAGGTCTACCTGTTATATTATTATATTCATTTTGATCTGTATGTAGAAATATTTTAGTCTTAGGTGCTATTTTAGATATTGCTTTAATAGCTTTTTTTGCTTTATCTACCACCTTGTCTAATTTAGACTTCTCTATTTTTGTTTTACCTTTTTTATTTATGTAAACATTTTTTTGAGGATTGTCTTTTTTAGTAGATTGTTTTATAATCTTATCTTCTTTACTTTTTCTACTCTCTACTTTCTTTTTCTTTTTCGTGTCTTTAGTAGTGTCTTTACTTTTGGTTTTTTCTTTACTCTTTTGGGTAGGCTGTTCGGGTCCAGTGTTTCGTTCAGAAATTTCTGAAACAGACTCGGTTTGTTTTTGGCCATCCACTTGAGTTGTGCTTGACTCTTGAAGGGCATTTTGTTTTTCTTTTATTTGTTGTGGTGTTGGATTATCCACACCTTCCTTTTTTAATTCGTTTATTGCTTGTTCTTCAGTAATTTCTGTTACCTCTGGTTGTACTGTTTCATCAACAACTTCTGTTTCAGTAGTCTGAGTTGTTTCAGTTGTTTCAGTTGTTTCAGTTGTTTCTTCCGTAGAACCAGGACGTGTTCCTCCTGCTTGAGGATCTCGTTCTATAGGTTTACCCTCGTCAAGTTCAATAGCTTCAGCTAATTCATCTGCTTCTTCTTTAACTTCTGGAGACGTTTCTTCTTCTGTAGTTTCAGTAGTCTCAGTTGTCTCACTACTTTTTTTCTTACTTTCAGACATTTGTTCTTGAGCTGCAATCTTTTCTTGCAACATTTTCTGTCTTTTCTTCTCTATATTTTCTTCTGACAATATTTGTAAGTCGGGAGCAGGCAACCCTTTTTGCTTCATTTCCATAGCAAGATCATTATCAGCCTCTAACGCTTTTTTAGCTTCTTCCCTTGTTACCTCTACTTCTGTTTTTTCAGTAGCAACACCATCTTCAATAGCATTCATTTCAGCAATAATCTCAGCACGTCTTTTTTTAGCTACTTGTGATTTATTACCATCTAATCTATTTAACTCTTCTTGTAAAGGAGTTAACTTATCTAATTGTGATTTTTGTATATCTGGTTTTGCTTGAAGTATTTCTCTTTGTGCAGCTTGTCTACTGTGTATTTTTGTTTTACGTTCTTTTATTGCTGCATCTAATTGTGGATTATTTACAGCAGTAAGCTCCATCTTTGAAAATTCTGCATCTGTAGAGTTATACACAGCATCCATCATTTGGTCTTGGTCTACTCTTGCAAGTTCTTTAGCACTATCATCGTATTGACTTTTATTTATGTAATATTTAGGTCGTCTGTATGCAGCTAAACCTAATGTTACAGGTAATGTAGCTGTTCCTGCTACTCCCTCAAATAATATTTCAGCTGTATCCATTTCTTGACCTGCAGCTAATCTACCACCAACCTCACCAACTGAACCACCAACAGCTTCTATAGCCGCTACTTTTCCTGTAGCTTTTAATTTTGTACCTAAACCATATGCTTTTTTTCCTAAAGTTCTCGCTCCAACCTTAATTCCTACTTTTGATGCTAAAGCGTCAATAGCTCCAATTGTTACCCCTCTTGCAGCTGATTTGTTACGAATGCTACTCATAGCACTTTTGCTTTCTAACACTTTACGAATTCCTTCTTCATCTAAATCATAACCTCTTTCTTGAACTTCTTTTTGTAGTAACTCTGCAAAAGTTAATCCTGTTTCTAATGTTGTTGAAGCACCTATAAAAAAACCTGTTGTTCCCCCACCTACAGCACCTAAAAAACTACCTACAGGACCACCTATTGAACCTCCTGCCGCTGCAACTCCTGCACCTGCTGCTGCACCTGCCGCTCCTCCCGCAAGAGTAGCTGGAGTTAACATAGCACTCATAGAAGAAACAAATAGCTGTGGCACTACAGTTGGGTTTGCCCAAACTCCTTTTAACCATCCCATAACACCTCCACCATTGGCTTGATAGATTTGATTAAAACTTTTCATTTCATCAGACTCACCTTGCTGTTGCATTCTTTCTTGAGCTGCTAAAAAGTCTTCTATATCTTCTGATGTAATTTTTGCTCCAACACGTGATTTTCCTAATAACTCTAATGATTCATCAACTGAACCTCCTTGTGCTTGTCCTGCTGCACCAGCACGATACATATCACCAAATAAATCGGTTAATTCATTTTTTCCAAAAACTCTTTCTATAAATGTATCTTTTTCTCCAACTGATAAGTCTTGACGGTTCATTTCAGAACCCATTGGATTATATCTTCTTACCTCTGCAGGACCAAAATCAAGTTCTTGATTTAAAGACTCCGAAGAAATAGGTACTCCCTCCTCTTCTTGTAAAACTTCCTCCGTAATTTCCGTTTCCCCAGAACCATCTGAATCCACTTGAACGGGTTGTTGAGGAGTTTCTTTTTTTTTTACTTGTTTATTTAAGCCAAATAAAATCCCAAAATCGTCTTCAGAACCATTATAACCTGTTTTCTTAAAATATAGATAAGTGTCCTTGACAGCATTAGGATTAGTAGCCATCAACTGAATATAATCTTCTAAACTACCTTTGTATCCCGTTTGTACAAAGTAGTCATACCCGTCTTTTATTGCTTGTTCGTTCATCAGTTATTATATCGTGATCCTGCACCTCCACCTCCACCAGGTCTTTGTTGATTATAAATATCAAAATACATATCATCATTATATCGGTCAACAGCTCTATTAATTACATTTTCTTGTATTGAAATCCAAACTTCGTCTGTTCTTCTACCTCTAATATTTGGTATTGTATAATTAATACCACCAAATTCAATTGTCATAAATTCATTATTACGTCCCATGTCAGGTAAATTTTCTTTAGCTTCATCTTCGCTATTAAAGCTATTTTTAATTGGACTATCTTGAGTAGAACCTGGTATTTGGTTGTCTTTCATTTTAACTCGTGTCCCATCATGATCAATATAATAATTACTAAACGTTCCATCACCATTATCTTGAACTTCAACCTCGTCAAAATATTGAACCAATAAAGGATTTCTTCCAAAGTGTTGTTTTACTTTTGGAGGTAAATAAGAATTTGTAACACTAAAGAATCTATTTTGTATATCAGCATCAGTATCGCTGGATATGGATATACCATCAGGAGCACGACCAACAAACTTTCCTAAACCATCAGATCCTTCTGTTAAGTATTTAATACCTGTTTGTACATCACCACCAACTTGTACAGGATTAGTATATACAGGTAATGGTTGTTCTATTTTATCATAATCCCTGTCTTTTCTTGAATTTTTTGCATCTGTAGACTCAAAATTAGTTCTGATTGCTTTTGCTTTATTATCAATCATATCCTTCATAGTAGTCTTCATATATTTTCTTGCAACTTCTTTTTGCTCATCCCATCTATCTCCTTTAACAACTGTTGGTTGATTATTTTGTGAGTAATCTAAGTGAATAGCTAATGGATTTGTATCATTTAAATCTGTTGTAGTATAATATCCGTCACCCATAGTGTCTTCTAATACTGTAGCAACATCTAAATCTTTTACCATAAAGCCATCTACATATTTATCTAAACCAGCTGTTGCTGTTTCTACAAAAAGTGTTGCGTCACCAATTGATCCGTCAGCTGCTATAGAAACTCCTAAATTATCTACAATAGATTTTTGTTCATAAGCTAAATTAAACTGATCTAATTCATAATTTAATCTGTTATTCATACCATTAAAAGGCATATGCTCAGACGGATTTTTAGGTATATTTCCATCGTCATCTAACCTTACTAATGATATATCACCTGTAGTAGGATTTACATACTCCACTACACCATTTAAATTACCAAAAGCTAAAGCACCTTCAGCAAATTTTTGTTCAATAGAAGATGAACCTAAATAATTTTTAGATGGATCAGCCTTTAGCCTATCTTTATATTTTTTATAAGAAGCGTCATAGTTTTTTGCAGCCTTATTAAAATCTTTAAAATTACCCGATATACGATCCATATCTTTTGTATATTGAGTTTCTGAAATTAACCCTCTTCTAAACATTTCATTTCTAACACTCAAATAATCTTGAGCTGAACCAGATGCACTAATAACTAATTGGTTTAAAGTGTTATTATCATAAGTTTCTAAATCACCAAGCTCTCTATTTCTTTTGTAGGTATCATCTTCATACTCAGAACGTTTATCTTCACGTTCTTTTTTTATTGCTGATAATTCTTTAGTTAGTCCTGTGGCTACAGTACCCCAATCTATTTGAGTTTTTGTTAAATCTTTAGGAACAAAGGTATTAAAATTTATGTTTTGTCTTGCCATAATTATATTTTAGAAGTTAGGTGGAGCAATTCCATATTTAGTAAGAATATCTTCATATGATGGTGCTGTATAACCAGGGATAAAACCTTGCATCCCTATCTCTGGACCTAATTGTAATTGTGGTCTTAAACTTCCCCCTGCTGCTAAAATGTCTTGCTGTCTTTGTTGCACACCTGGAGGTAATCCTGCAGGACCAACATTATAAGTTGGCATCATAATTTTTAAATTTTCATCCATTTCTTCAGTAGTTAAAGGACTCATAGGTCTAATATAACCAGGATTTGGCATTATTGATGCTCTAAATGGAGAGTTAGGGTCTGTAATATATTTTTGAGTTGTATTAGACATATCAACACCTTTTATCATTTTATCTTCAGTCAACCCACTACTTGTAGGAAGTAGATTAGGTGAGGGTGTAACGGAAATAGGAGTAGTTAAGTCAGTAACACCTTCTGTTAATATATTTGAACCATCCGAATTAAAAATTATATTACGATATTTATCTGGGTCTAATTGATACATTTCTTTAGTAATCCCCGCTTTCTCTAATAATGATTTATTAGCATCAAAAACTTTACCTGCCTCTCTTGCAGCTTTATCCATTTTATTTAAAGGTTGCATTTTAGCTGCTGATGACAATGCACTTGTTAAAGAATTTATACCACTCATTGTAGCACCCGCAACTGCTTGATCAGTTTGTGCGTCTCTTGCTGCTTTGTCTTGCACTTGTGCAGTTTCTATTGCTAATAGTTGTTGGTTTATATCTGAAGCTTCTTCTATTTGTTTTTCTTCTATATCTTGCAATCTTCCTTGTTTAGCTATACGAATTGCTTCTGTTTGTTGTGCTTGAGATGCACCTATTTTTCCTGCTAATGCCGCAACCTCTCTTGGTCCTGCTTCTTGTGCTGCATTAATTAAATCAGCACTAACTTGCATTTGTTGTTCAAATTGTTGTGCAAATAAATCATTGTTTAGGCTAAGACCATCTGTAAATTTTACTTCAGCTCTGTCTTTTAGTTTTTGCATCTCAGCTGCCGCTTTACGATTTGCCTCTCTATTATCGTTAGCTAATTTAGCAGCTTGAGCAAAACTCAATCCTGCACCTGCAGCTCCAATCGCTAATGTTGTAACTACTCCCATTTTATAATTTTTTTATCATTTCTGTTGCGTTTGAATCACCCTCTGTATAACCTAACTCTTTATATAAATCTATCAAAGACTTGCTTTTTAAAAGTGAATATATATATTTTTTTCCTAATCCTTCAGCTAATGACGTTATAGTTTCTATCAACATTAATAATGCTTCTTTTCTAATTTCTTTATTTTTAAATTTAAAATTAGATATAATCCACTCTAATAAAACTACATTAGAGTTAGTCATATAAACATATCCTGCACATATTGGTTCGTCATTATAATAAACCATATAGCCTGTATCTGGCAAAAAATCTTTTGCAGGAGGTGTCCATCTCCAATCTTTCCACCACTCACATAATACACTTTCATAATCTTTTTCTGTAAGAGGTTTAATATTTAAACTCATACATACAAAGATAATAAAATCTATGGAAAGCTTTGCATGATACTACTCCCTACAGAAAACAACTCAACAGGTGTTGTAACGCTTGTAGGAAGCTCTATTTCAAACTGTAAAAAATATCCTCTTGCACCATTAGATTCTACAACAGGATTTTTATAATAAAATAAAAAGTCCCCTATATTTACTGTAGGAATACCTCCTGTAAACTCTATATCTAACTTATTAATATCTAAATATATATTACTAACAGTTCCAACTAAAGTGTTTACTGTACCATTTTGAACATATACTTGGTCTCCATAACTAATTATATTTCCTACAGAAACACCAAAAGTAACTTGTATTGTGTTGGGAATTGTTGAAATAGTCACATCTGTTAACTCACCAATACCGTTTGCTGATCGTAGTTTAAAGTCTAAAGTAGATTCTTTATTTCTAATGTAACTAAACCATTCTCCTTCTTTTTGTTCAAAGTATGTATCTAACATTGAACCTTGACTAAGATCAGTAATTAATTCTTTACATTCCCAAGCGTTAGTACTTTCAAAAGAAATAGTTTTAAATACTTTTACAAGTTGTGGTCTTACATTGAATACACCTGTTATTGAAGATGCATATTGTGTTCCGTAATAATTATTTCTTAAAGTATTTGTGTTATGACGGTAAAGATTACCTCCATCAAATGAATAGAAGTAACTATTCATTCCCATCATATATTCAGGAATAAAAGAATAAAATGAAGGCCATCCTTTAGCACTTTCGCTGTATGATAATGTTTCTTTTATTGATGTGTTTTTTATTGCCATAATTTTAATTACATATTAACATATTATACAAGGTCCTAAAACCATTAATGATGCGTCCCAATATCTTTTGTAGCCTTGAAAAGCATACCATTTAGTTGGTGCATAAGTAGTTAAGTTTGCATCAGTAAACATTGCAGTTGCTGTACAAAAAAAATCCCCATCCCAATATATATCTACGTTTGTTGCCATATTTTAACAGTTTATTGTTTGTCTACCTACACATATTCCATTGACTACTTGCATTACTTCATTTGAATTATTTGCAAATTGATCTTGCATCCAATAGTATCCATCAGCTAATAAATTTGTAGGATCACAAGCAGCTGTTCTATACACCGTATTACCTATTATAGGCAGTGGTGTTGCTCCACTATGAGCTACTCCTATTAACGTGTTGCCTTGCCCTGGTAATTGTTGTAAACAAGCGTTTAAATAACTACTTGCAGGATTTGTTGAACTAATAAAAGGCGTGCATACTCCACTACAATTACAAGCTGTAGCTTGTACAGTGTCTTCACATACTGTATTACCTACTTTTTTTCTCATATCATATACCAACACAACTTGATTTAAATTACTTCTTCTAATTGTATATCCTTCGTTTTGAAAAACAATTGTAGTTGGCACACCACTCACTCCTGTCTGTACTAAATTAGCCGCTACACTTAAAACAGTTCCTACTACACCTGCTGAAGATGTTACAGAATCACCCACTGAAATTTGTTCGTCAATAAAATTAACACTTAAATCAGCTATATAATTAGCAGGAGCTGTAGATGCATTAGTTCCTGAAAATGTTGTTCCTGTTAATTTTAAATTTTCTAATTTTCCTTGATATTTATCTCCCGAAACATTTGTTACTGTTAAAGGAGTTTTATTTGTTAAGTCAGCTAATATTTCGTTACATCCACTAACTAATTGTTTCTGAGTATATGCGTATAATTTATGTCCACGTGCAGGATTCCAAATATACGTGTCTCCAGGTTTTTTATCTACAAACATTTTTATTGTAGTCCCTCCATAAGGAATTAATCCCGAAGATGCTATTCCTGAATTTACCTTTGTACTTAATATCCCTGATGCTGCAAAACATTCTCTATCTCCCGCCAGTTCAATTATAGCTAACTCTTCATCAATTGGACTATCAAATACTCCATCTGTCCAACTATAACCATAATGAAATTTTCCACCACCTGACTGTACTAAAACAAATTGAGTTACTTGCGTTATTGCTCTTGAGGTAATACAAGCAGGAGTTATTGTGTAAGAACATTCTTCCGAAGGTAAAACTGTAATATCTACAGTAGTAGGATATACTGATGTTTTTTGAACTTTTAAATTACCAACACCAGAAACACTTGATACGCTTGTAGTAACTCCATTAAAAATTGCTACTATATCTAAAGTTGCTGTAGAAGGTGATAAAACATTATAACCTATATTGAAATCTCCTACAACAGCTCCAACTTCTATACTTATAGAATATGAACTTGAAGTTTCTGAAGGAGTTAAAACTCTTCCACATGGTGACACTACATTATCTATAGGGATTTCTGTAGTATTAGTTGAAAAAACATATTCATCCATATATGGATCATACCCCCCTAATTTTTGTGTGTTTAATTGAGATATAAATTTATCTCTAAAATATGAACGCATTCCTTTATCAGAAATTACATTTAAGGTATCTGTTTTAATTGAACCACCTGAGAGTTGAATAATCGCAGCTCTTTTGGTATCACTGAAATACATATTATTACCCCAAGAAGTAAAACTTTCAGGGTTAAAACTTATACCATATTCTTCTATACGTGCTATCTGTTGTCCTAAAACTTCAGGAACTGAAACAATTGCTCCACCTCCTACAGAATCACTAATTAAATTTTTACCTAATAACACATAAGATATTCTGTCTTCTTGTAAACATAATATATCAGTTTCTCTTGCATGAAGTTTCATTACAGGACCAAAGTTTGTTTCTAAATCTTTAAAGTTTGCTAACCCTAAATTAAATTCATTACTATTATTTATACCTGATGATGGATAATAAATACCACTGTATGTTATACTTGCTTTTCTTTCTTGTTTTGCGTAAGGTTCTGTAGAAATAGCTGTAGTTCTTTGTCCTAAAGCCAACGCTTTTCCTGTTGCAGCATCTTCTATTTTATAACTTTCAGCACCATTATAATATGTAAAGCAATTAAAATGAGGAAGTTGACTAATAGCAGGAACATTAGCAGAAACAACTTGATTTTGTATTTCTCCCGCATGAGATAAATCTCCATTTATATCTTCTTTAATATCATACATTTCTGAAGAATCAAAAAATAAATTAGGATCAGCATCAGGTGGAGAGGTTTCAAATATTAATAAGTTGTCTTGACTATAAAACTCTATAGACATATCTACATGACAAGGACGTTTATCAACTAAACTACCACCTTGATTAACATTTGCACGTAGTTGTAAAAAGTATCTTTTACGAACTTCTCCTGTTTGACCAACAGCTTCGTAAAAGGCATATTTTGCTCCAAAACCAGGGATACCTGAAATAGGGATACCTTCTTCAATAGGACCATTTTGACCAACACCATTAATAAATGGAGCTGATGGTGGACCATGTAACACATCAATTGGTGTAAAAAGCTGTATTTGCCCATCGTTAGAAGAACCTTGTGCAAATGAAATTATATTTTCACCTTTCCACCACTCGTAAAAATTATCATATTTTACAGGACTAACAAAAGATTGTGACCATCTCCAATCTATACTTTCGTCTTTAATCCCTAACCACGGATCCCATTCAGTTCTCCAAATTCTAAAGTTAATTTTTATTACTGCACCTTGTGCTACTTCAGCTAAATCATACTCATCAGTCAAAGGATTGTAAATTTGAGGTACAGGGTAGTTAAAAAACGGGTCTTTACCAACATTGTCTTCGCTTACGTTTCCAGGGTTTTGGCCAAAATTTATAGAATTTTGAACAGGAACTCCAAATTCATCTAATTCTTCTCTAACATTAAAATTATTAGGCTTAATACACATATATAATCCTGACAAGCTTATGTCTGTTAATAACTCACCTCGTATTTTAGGCTCTACTTCTAATACAGTTGCAACAGCTAACTGATCCAATGGTCCTGAAACATCTCTTTTAACAATTAATTGATCACCTTCATTTACTAAAGCCTTATCTTCTCCTTCTAAAGCAAACCAATATAATGATGTGTCATTTGTATCTTGATAAAACCTTCTTATATATATAGTGTCATATGTTCCTCTTGATTGTTTTAAAACAAACTTATATTTTTTTGCCCAAAAAGGTGGTTTATTATTAACACTAACATTAATTCTGTTTGCTGTTATAGAATTTTCACATGGTATAAAAACTGTATTTGTTGGACAAACTAATGCTGTAGTAGCACGACCAAATCCATCCATGTAAACAATACCTGCCTCGTAATCTCTATTACTGTGTAATGATCTGTTGTTAAATGTTTGATCTATAACTAACCCACTTGACTGAATAACAGGTCGTAAACTGTAAGATGAAAATAAAGGAGTGTACGGATTAGGATTTCCTGACTGAACATCTTCTAAAACAAATCTATAATAATTAAAAATAGAATTAAATCCAGGAGTCATAGATATAGGGTCAAAACGTGTTGCTGGAAAAACAATTCCAAAACAATTGTCAACCCCCGAACCACCGCTGGTGCTTGGTATTGGTCCTGTATACTGTAATACTTGATTACTTGCTGATGAGCTTATAGATTCAAAAACAAACTCATAATCATCATTAAAACCATTAGCTATTGTTACATTAGATACTTGTTCTAACATAATCCTGTTAAATTGATCCATTAATGTACCCCCCGTAGATGCGTTAGCTATTGCAGTTGTAGGGTCTACATATTCACCAACTGCAGTTCTAAAAGAATCATGAGATAACATTTCAGAAATTGAATTAAACTGTTGAGGTGCTGTATAGTTTAAAGTTAAAGTTATTGGTTGTGTTGCAGTTCCTACCACATATCGTTCATTTGGATTTAAAGCCGAACCATTAAATCCTGTTGTTTCAAAAGCATATATCTGCATTTGAAAAACAAATTCAATACCTTGTAATACTGGTAATGGAACATTTGATAAATCAAACATTGCTCTTGAATATGTGGAACAAGTTGAATAAGGAGGAGGAATTATTGGTCCTGCAACTGTATAACACACAGTGGTATTTGTACCTGTTGATGTTGCATAAGTAAAAGGTGCGTTAATAACTCCCGTGCTTACTTGTTGAGTAGATAAAGAAGTTTCAAAATCTATCGGAATAGGCTGACCATTTAAAGTAGTAATATCATATCCTTCTGTATAATTACCTAACATAACTCTATTTCCTTGAACTGTTAGAGCTTTAGCTAATAAAGGAACATTGTCAAATTGTCTTAATAATTCATCAGATCCTAATGTTCCGTAAACTTTATTAGATGTAAACGTAAAAGTTTTTATATCATTATCTCCCCATCCTAAATCTGCTTTTATAAATGTTTCTACTATGTATATTACATTAGATGAAGATTCTTTATATAATAACTGTATTTCTTTAACTTTCTCTGATCCCGTGCTGTATTGTATTTGAGCGGAATTAGCTCTATTTTCCATTCCCTCATTAATCATAGCTTCTGGTTCTATATTAAAATCTAAGGTGTCAAAAGCTGCTAAAGTAAATAAAGAAGTAGCACTATACTGTTTGTCTTCATATCTATATCTATAAGCAAATGATATAAAACGATCAGATAAAAAGTTTTCTTCTTGTGAAGCGGTTTTATATAAGGTTACAGAGGGAGCTGCTAAATCAAAAACAGTTTGTCCAAATGTATTTACATAAGAATGATATCCGGGAGGTTTTACAATTAAACTTATATCTTCTTCTGTAAAATTATCATTTAAACCTGTTGGTGTAGGGTAAGCAGTGTTTATATTTATAACTCTTGGTGGGTTATAATTATCAGTAAAAAATAATAAATCTTCTACTAACTGTACACCTGTTATTAAATATTTTGGATTAAAATTTAAAACACTTACACTTACAACATGGTAAGTTAGTAATTGAGATACTGTATTGTAAGATACTATTAAGTTTACAGTTGTACCATTAGGATTGTTGTCGTGGATAAACCAATACATTTGCTCTCTAATAGCATCTGCATAAGCTCCAATACAAGTAGCATTAGTTGAAAGAGGATTTCCATCATATTCAACTGTAGTTAATTTTGTATTACCTTTTGAATTTTCAACTGCACCTATATCTGTGGTTTCTGTTGATCCTAAACGTACATTTAAAGCATTTTTATATTCTCCTGGTGGAATTAAGCGTTCATCAACGCTTTTGTTCATTCGTCCCGCTATAAAATTAGTAGTAATATCCATATTATTTCAGCCATTTATCTTTACCTCTCATATTCATTAATAACCTTCCTGGCTGAATATTACTTAATCTAATTTTTGCATTTCTTAATAATGATGATTTATCTTTTCTTGCTCTATTTACAATATATTCTTGTACTCCTAATTTATTATTTAGAATTGAATATCTAATATAAGCATAAAGATATTCTTCAAATAATTTATTTACACTTATACTTGTATCATCACCATTATTCATACCATCACTTACATACTCCATAACTACTGAAGACCCCGACATACCCGAGCTAAAATAAATAGCACCTGATTGTCTGTCAATAGTAAATGTTGGATTTATATTTGCTGTTTCTGTATTTAAACCAAATCTTTCTCCTACACCCCATGTAAAATACCAATCTCCCTCACAACAATAACCCATTTGACCATGATAGGGACCAGGACCTAAATACAACTTTGATCCTCCACCTTTTATTCTATCTAAATCTAATTCAGAATTCTGTGGCCTTGTAGCGTTACCTTCTGCATCAAATATAACTTCTGCATTAGCGTCTTGTAAATACGATTGAGCGTACATTGTTTGTATGTTTTCTACTAAAGGAAATAATACACCATTAGCATACTTGGATATTCTAACATAATTAACATAATCTGGTGGTAAAACAAACCTTATTTGAGAGTCTACTGTCATTTGTAGAATCTTAATTTGTTTCATTGCATCGTAGTTTAACTCTTGTATCCCTCTTTTAGCATGAAATATAACTTGATATCTTTCTATGTTGTTTATTATTTCATTGTTACCTTGATACATTAACATAAAATTAGACACTATGTCATCTAAACCTACATACTGATATGAACCCCAATTTTTATCTGTTGGGTTTACACCATTGTTTTCGTAATATTTATAATCAGTAATATATGCCATCTTTTATGATTGTGTTTGTGAATCAATTAAATCTTCTGTTTGTCCAAATTTATACACCATATCTTCTCTTATCTCAATACCAACATATTGGCAAATTTTTGATATTAAACCAGGTTTGTCTGATTCTGGTAATTCAAAATCTTGAAAACCAGGTAAGCTTGGATTAAATAATGGTGCTCCTCCGGATATTGTATTGTATGTCCATTGTGGTGCTTTTGGATACCTTACATACTGTGCTTTTATTTGCCCTGCATTCATTATTGTTGTTGGATAAACGGTAATAATATTTGCATCTAATACATATGCAGGATACTGATTAGATGGTGTTGTTATTGTAGAGCTTGTTAAATAAAATATTTTATTTTGACTAACTCTTTCAACTTCTGTTATATTAGCATTATCATAAACAGCATAGCCCTCACCACCCGCAGGAACATTAAATATAGATGAAGAAAGAGTTAATTGACTTGTTGTTGGTACAGCTGTTACATATGCTTCAGCTAAAGAAGTTGAATCAGTGTTTACTACTAAAGCACCCGTATTTGGAAATTGTGCAATATTAAAACCACCAAGAGGAACGAAAGGTGTTCCTGTAGAATTTAATGTATTGGGTAAATTACCTAAACTTGACAAGCCACTAACTAATAAAGTTGGATAATAAAATACTTTATTAATTAAATAATAATCAGCTGGTAAATTAAAAGTATTTGCATTTGCTTGTGTTAAAAAAACTTGTTTAGAAAAAGAATCTATAACTTCTACTAATCCTTTTACAATATCTGCATAACCCGTACCTGATTGTCTAACGTTTTCTTTATTTATCCAACTATTATACTGATAAAAATAATCTTCATATATATCCAACTGAGCTTGAGTTGCATATAAATTAAAGTCTTGAGGTGATAAATATCCGTAATTATTTTTATTAATAATTGCTAATACTGTATTCCTCACATCGTCAATCATAGCCATAGAAAATACTTTTTAATCTTTTACAAATATAGCAAAAAAAAAGAGGCTACTTTTTTTGTAGCCTCTCTTAAATATTGTGTTATATAGTTATCCTACAACTACACTTTCAACAACCACTTGACTGTTTGCAAAGATTGGCATCAGTACACGTGTTACAGCTGGTCCTGGAGGTTCTGGTAGGTTAACTCCTACAGCTCCTCTAACTAAAGCAGTCTCAATTGCCGAAGCAACAATTCTACCTGTACCTGCATCTGAATGGTTTATTGTAACTGTATCAGCATTTGCATTTATAGAGTTTAAATACATTACTGTTTTAAAGTTATCTGCACCTCTGTCAACACCTATAATTTGATCAATTTGATACAATTTATTAGAAGTTGAAGTTTGGTCGTAAACTTTGTAAGAATCACCGTCTCCAAACATTGCACCTTGAGTTGTACTAAGTCTAAAATCATCAAGAATTGCTGAAATAGAACCTGTAACACTATCTGACGTGTTTTCTACTACATCATCTAAAGTAACAGTAGTTGTAAATGATGCTGTTGGATCATAAACTTCTGTAGCTAAAGGAGTGATAGTAAAATTATCATCAAATTCACCTGCAGCTGCAAAAATATCATTTGTAAGTGTTAATGCGTTTTCATCAATTAAAGCAGCTACAGTAGTGCTTGTTCCTGCTGTAGTGTTGTCAACTTTATCACCAACTCTTACTTTACGTGATGTAAATGTAGCTCCTGTACTATTTAATTGCTTACCTTTTCTCATGTTCCACGTTTCCCCACCTGAAGGAAATATAGCAGCATTACAAGTAACTTGTGTTGCTGATTGAAAAGAAGCAATAGTGCTTACACCTGAAGTACCGCTGTATATTACATTACCAACATCGGCAGATGTAAATGATGCACCAGAATCTTTAAGAACTGTTGGTGCAGCCGAGTTATTTACAGATGCAATTACATACGTTGCAGTACCACTACCAGTAGTAATAGTACCTGTATCTCCAACTGCATATCCTGCACCTGCTTGTACAATAACTATCGTATTAGTTTGTACAACACCACCTGCTTGTGTAAATGTAACCGTCATTCCACTTCCATTTCCTGGTTGTGAACCACCTGTAGCGGTAGCTACACCCCCACCAGGAGGAGTAGGATAACCCGTTCCACCTTGAGGATTAGTTGCTGTAGCAACATTTCCTAAAGAACTGTTAGTACCATTTGCAAGAGTAGTTGACGCTCTGGAATTTATTACCAAATCCATAGTGCCAGAGGCCGCCTGTGAATTTATAGGTATTTCTAAATATTTAGCTGTCATGTTATCTTATTTTTTTAGTTAATACTATTGCCAAGCGATGCTTGTAATCACAACTTGTGTTCCTGCTGCTGCTGCTACCAACTCAGTTGGTCCAGGAATAACTAAATTAAATATAGGACTTGTCCATCCCGTTGATAATGATGACGCTACAGTATCTATAATTAAATCTCTCATAGCTGTACACTGATTAGGTGTTGCTGCATTATAAGCAGGAAGAGCTGTATGATTAATTAATAATTCATCATAATCTGCTGAATGATTTTTGAAAGATACAGTTACTCTTGTAGCTGAAGTTTGTATTACTGTAGCAACGTCTGCTGAAGGGAATATATTTAGTCCTCCCGCAATTGAAGCTGCAGTGTTTGTGAATGATATAAATTTTTCCATAATAAAAATATGATTAAGGGTATTAGTTAATAAAGTACAAATATAAAGAAATTACTATTCTTTATTTAAGGTCTTTTTTAACATTTTAAAAGTTTCTAATCCTTCATCACTTTGAAAATAAGAAGCCACAATATAGTAAGGATCTTCACCAAAAGGTACAGTTAACATACGTTTTTTATTTTTCTTGTAGTTAAAGTGTACGTCTTTTTGCCCATTTTTAAATTGTAACAAGTTAGATGAGAACATTTGTATTACAGTGTCTTGTAGTTCTAATAAAGGATCATTTAATATATTCATAAACTCTTCTGGCTGAGATTTAGAAAACATTAAAACGTCTCTTTTTAATTCTGCTGTAGACATTTTATCTACACTACCTCCTAAGAAAACTCTACATACAGTTACAAGTTTATCTGTAGATAATTCTTTTGCCTGAATTTGAGCATTAAGTTGCATTTCTGCTAACTCTAACTCTTCTTGAGCATCTCTTGCATTATTTATTTCTTCAAATACCATACCATTTTGTGGATGATAATGTAAAAATTGTTGTAATACTTGATTTTGTTTTTCCACAGTTAGAAAGCCATCTTCAAATACTACAGGTTCTAATATTGCATTTCCATCTTGCTCGTCTTCAAAAGGTGATTTTTGATTACGTGCATAACGTAATGGCCTGTTAGTTCCTGTTTCTTCGTCAAAATGTAATAATGGAAATCTTGATGAGTGTCTTGACGCTAACATATAAGATAATGGTGCGTCTTGTCTTTTTAGTCTATAAGACTTTGATACGAATTTTTCGTGTGTTTTTTTCATAATAATATTTAATTTAATTTAATTTAAAAATAAAGGGGGGACGAATCCCCCCTATATTAGTTTACTTCAGTTTAAGCATTGAATAGGAAGAAGTTGTTCGCACCTAAAGTACAAACAGCTCTTTCTGTTAAGAAGTTAACTGTCATAGCATCTATATCAGATGTAGCAGCACCTCCCGCAGAACCTGTAATCCAAGTCTTGTAACGTCTATTCTCAGTCTCAGACGCTCTGTATCTCACGTGTAAGAATGGTCTCTTAGCGTTTTTACCTAAGATTTGGTCATAAACTGATGTTGATCCTGCAGGAACTAAAAGTCCATTCACACCACCACCAACTAAACCACCTCTCATTGTAGGGTCATTTAGGTATTTCCAGTCAGACTTATAGAAGTCATAACCTCTTCTAAATCCTGTGAAACCTAAGTTTAACGCCATATCCTTATCATTGTCAAATAGACCATATGAAGTTCCACCCGCTCCGTAAGAGTTTTGTGCAGCTAACATATCATCAATATCAAATGAGAAGTTTCTGTTACAGAAAATTACATTTTCTTCAATAGCACCTTGCTTGTCAAGTCTTTGAATCATAGAATCAAAACCTGCAAGAGTAGTTGGGTTTCCTCCACCCCAAACATTTCCTCTATTGTTTACTGCAAAGAATACTCCTTCAGAACCAGCGTGTGGGAATGCACCCCCTGTAGCTGAACTTAAGTAAGTTTCTGCACCAGAACCTGTTCCCGCAGGTACAGCCTCAATCATTGCAGTTTCCATGTAGTCTTCAAAACGTAATCTTGTTTCATGCTCAGACTTTAAATACCATAAGTATCCGTTAGCACCATTTTCAGTTTGGATTTCTACCCAACCGATTTGTGCCATATCAGAACCAGAAACTGCGTAAGTGTCTTTCATGATAATAGGCTTATTAGAAAAGAATACATCATCAGCTTCTAAAGATCCTTGCATTCCTGGTGTTCCTTTTGCAAATTCAGAACCATAAACAAATACAGAGACTGTTACACCTGCAGCAAAAGTTTGTCCTCCCGCTTCGTAATACTCTACTACAAATGTATTAGCACCTGGAGTTGGAGCAGTTGAGATAACACCTTTGTTAGATAATGTAGAACCAGGCGTGTTATCAGAAATCATAACTGTCTGACCTACTCTTAGTCCAATACTTGTTTGGTTAGCAACTAATCCTGGTATGTTAGGATCAGCAATAGTAATTGTTGCTGTATTTACACCAGCTGCTTGACCAGAAGAACAGTTTACATATTTAGTATGTAATCTTCCTTGTTCTGCCCACTTAATCATATCTGAATTAGTTGGCATTTCAGCACCTACCATTCTTAAGAATGAAGCTACTGTTCTATTTCCATAACGCTCAAATTCCTTTTCATAAGTATCAGGAAGATACTGATTTAAGAAATCAAAATTAGTTATGTAGTTTGTAGATAGAACTTGCTTTTGAGCTGATGGCTGTAAAGCAAATCCTGGGTTTAATTGTACTGACATTTTTTAATTTTTTTTTAAAATTTATACTCGTTTTATACTTTTAATTTTGAGTCCTCTACCACTGCTTGTATCACCGATAGCTCTTATTTTTAAACCATCTTTTGACACACTCTGAGAAGCTTGTCTGATATCCATGTTAATGTTTTTTGATTTTTTAGAAACATCAGCCACAGCATCAGCCATACCTTGCTCATAAAAAAACTTGGCGTATTTTTCGGGATTCATAGCAATTGATAATGCTTTATGGTATCCCTTCGCATCGTTAATTAAACCGTTTTTGTCCATATATTTGCCAACAAAATTATTGACATCACTTTGAACATTTTTAATTTCCGATGCATCACCAGGCTTGTAAGTAAAATTTTTATCCCCGACATTAAATTCAAAACCTTTGAACTCATTGTTGAAAACCTCATCAGTTTTCTTGAGAAACCAATCATACTTCTTTTTCTGAGCTTCTTGCACAGTTTTAGATTCATCAATATAACTTGTATAAGCATCTAATCTTTCTCTGTCTTTGTCAGATAACCCATTCCCACTTGACTCAAGAGGAACTTTATATTTATCTTTTTGATCATTGAAATACTTTTTTGCTTTCGCAAGTTCTCTTTTTTTAGCTAACTTTCTTTTTTTAATATCTTTTGGATCATCTAATTCATTATCAAAACTAAATTTATCTTCTAATAAATCTTGTATATCAAAACTATCCAGACCTTCCTCAATATTAGCATAGTAGTCAGCTAAAACTTGATCATCTTCCATGGTAGTGTAGTCTTTTTGTAATTTATAAAAGTCTTCAATACCACGTCCTGTTTCTTTTTTATATTTTAAATATGTAGACACATCTTCTGGTAACTCTTCATTTACTTCTTTTTGTGCAAATAAATCGTCAACAGAGCTGATATCTCTATCATATCTATTTTTAATATATTCAAGAACGTCTTCGTCATTTAACTCTGACGAGGGAGTTTCTTGTTGAACCTGAACTTCTTCTTTTACTTCTTCTTTTTCTACTACTTCAGGCTCTGTTTCTGTTGTTTGTTCAGCTACAACATTAGTAGCGTTTTCTGCTTCTTCGTGTTCTTTTAGAAGTTTTTCTTCTATTTCTGCTTGAGATTTATTTTCTTCAATAAACTCTACAGCTTTTACTTTAATATTATCCATTTAATTTAATTTAATTTATACAAAGTTAATAATTATACAATAACTTTTTTAAGCTATCGTGGGTCAAACTCAGCTAAGTCAAAACCATCCATACTATCTTCATTAGACTCAAAACTTATAGGTGGTAAATTATTTTTACGCTGGTCAATTAATTTTGATTGTTGTGAGGATTGCTGACTAATTCTGTTGTCTTTTGCTTTTTCTCTGTTTCTCTCTCTCATATCTATTTGAGATTGTTCAAGTCCTTTTAGCTGCATATTCATTTGGAATTCAGTCTGCATTAATTGTTCTTTCAATGCAGCCTCATTTTTCATTTTTTCTATTTCAAAACCAATCTCAGCTTGTTTTATTTGCATTTTAGATTGTGTTTCCATTTGAATTTTTTGCATAGCAATTTGTGCAGCTGCTTGTTGCGACTGCATATTTACTTGAGCTTGCATTTGTTGCTCTTGTTGTTTTTGCTGTTGATCTTGTAAAGCCTTTTGTTTTCTTTTAACTTTTAACAATTGATTAGCCATTTTAAGATTTTTTATTTCTCTAATATCAATAGCGTCTTCTAAGTTTATATCTTGTTTGTTCAGAGCTGTTTGAATATTAGCTTCTAACAATGCTTGTTGTTCTTCATCAGGTGAAACCTCTATAAATATACCAAAGTCATATATGTATAGGTTTTTTATATCATCTAATAAACCTACATTATATTTTCCTATTTGCATAGCAAACTCATCTGCAAAATCCGAATACTCTAATACGTCAGCTGTTCTAATAGACAAGGCTTCAGCTAAAGTTTGAGTTAAATATAAACTTCCTTCTAATATATGTCTTGTTGCTGTGTTTGAATTTAAAGCAGCTAATTTTTGAACCCCTACTAATGAATTAGGGTCAGGCGTACTACCATCTCTTGCCTCATTTAATCCTGTTACTTGCCTAATCATATTCATATAATGATTATAATTACCAATTAACATTTGCATTTTTTGAGAGCCACTTGAAGATGTAAGTTGTGTAATAGGAACTTTAGCATTATTAAACTCACCGTCTTGAGTAAAACTTCTACCTATAACACTACCCGTTTGAAAATATAATCTTAATGCATCTTCAGGATTATAAGCATTTCCTGTACCTAAATCTACTTCGTTTAATCCATCGGCATCTATAAATACACCATCAGGAACAACTCTTGAAATTACTTGTTGTAATTTTAAATGAGTCATTTGTATTAAATCAGTAAAAGGTATCATTCTTCTGACTAATGATTCAATATTACCTTTGTACATTCTTGGAGCTGTTGCTATATAATTAGGCATAGCATACTGACTTGCTGATTGAGGCCTAACCATGTTTTGTGCCATTTCCCATTTCAACAATATATTTGTACCCATAACCATTATACCGTCATACCATACATCTATTTTTTTTGTAACTTTTTCAAACTTACCTTCCTCCATCATTTCTTCTGGCGGATTAAAATCATCATCTTTGGGAACTACCTTATAATTACCCGTAGCTGTTTGTTTCTTTTTATATACAAAAGTGTTAGTGGTTTTATAATTAAAATACATTAATGTTACTGTATCTCTATAAAACATAGAGTTTTCATACATTGCAGCTACATTATAATATTGATACCATGCTTGACTGTATTTAGATATTTCTTCTAAATCTTCATTAGTCAAGTCAGGCTTTATTTTTATCAATTCACCAATAGGTACAGTTTTAATTTCTCCCCAATAAAAACAATCTTTAAAATATGGGTTTTCAGTATAGCTATAAACTACATTGGCAGGATCAACATACTCTACTCTTATACCATCTCCCAACTGAAAATTATGTTTAACAACTGATAAACCTAAAGTCATTAAATCCATATCACATCTTTTACGAGTATGTGAATAATGATTTTCTTCTAATAATGTATTTATTGCAACTTCGTTTGCAATTTCAATAGCAGGTTTATAATTCATTTGCATATAAAGCTCCATCTCTAAATCACTTTCTGGTAATTCATCAGGATTCATAGAAAATAACTTTACATCAAAGTCTTTTTCTATTTGCTTGAATAAATCTTTTGATATAACATTTTTTTCAACCATGTTTTGAAACTCTCCTCTTTTTTCTGATGACATGGCATCTTGAGCATATGCTTTTACTTTAAATAATCTATCAGACATTCCATTGACAACAATGTCAACAAATTTAGGAATGACAGGGACGGGTGTCCAATCTAAATTTAAATATGATAAATCTCCATCTACAGCTAATTCGTTTTTATATTTTGCTATTGATTGCTCACCTCTTGCGTACAATCTTAGACGATTAAACTCCCACCATTGACTGTAAAATCTACACTGATTTACCCCTTCTTTCCTGAACCATTCATACTGAATAGCTTGACCCACTTGTAATCCAAATTCTTTTGTTTTCTTTTTTGAATCAGATACAAACTGATCGGGAAAAGCAGCGGATTTTATATCTATACTTATTCCTTTCATTTATCTTATTAATTGACTAATGGAACTCTTATTATCATATCTTGCAAAGTTAACACTTATTTTTGATTTTTGTTTAGTAGGTGTGTACAGGTGCTTTTGATTTGCCATTATAGCTAACCCCGAACTAATTGCAGCATCAAATCTTGTTCTATTTGTTATATCAAACTTTGCCCAATCTTCTAAAGTACGTTGAAATGGCATAGTTCCCATTACATCTGTATCTCTAAAAGTACCATCTAAATCTAACCCTATATGTTTTTCTATATAAGATTCTATTGCTGCAGCGTGTGATTGCTTTACGTCTTCAGATGAATTAGGTATACCACCTAACTCTCGTTCTGTTTTTGAAAGTTTATTATACCTTTTGTCTGGTCTATTCATACAAAAACCTCTATAACCTCTATTTTTAAAATGATACAATAATCTTGGTTTATTATTTTCACATAAAATTGGCATACCGTAAAATACGCAAGCCATTAAAACTTCTTCAAAAAATATTTCTGCTGTTTGTGGCCGAGCTATATATTCTAAAAAAAATTCATTAGACGGTGCGTCATCCATGTTAAATTTACACATTCCATGTAAAGCACCGTTAGAACCCTTACCCACTACAACTCCTGATATGTCATAACTATCACATCCAAAAGAACCAATATGATCATTACCAGGATATTTAATTCCTTGTTTTAAAAAAACTTTATTTTGCAAATGTTTTGCTGGTGTCCAAGATACTAAAAATCTACCACTTTTATTTGGACTAAATATTACTTTGCTATCTTTTACTCCATTCTCCCATTGAAACGAACCCCTTGTTGTGTGTTGACCTAATATTAAAGAATCATTATAATCTATTTGCTGATATATTTTAGTTAAATTAAATAATGATTGTTTGCTTTCATCTCTAAAAGCATGAGACTCTGTTCTTGGAAATTGTCTGTAAAATTCATTTAAAGCATCGGGGTCAGAAGATAATGATTCTACTTCATTCTTCCAATAATTTATTGCACCTGTATTTATATCTTCACCATCCATTCCTATTACCGTTTTTTCTGGTGTAAATAAAACAGGCATACCATACTTATCAATATACCCTTCAAAATTCCATTCCATAGGTATAAATAAATTGTACAATCCTGATTTTGTTTGTCCGTTTTGATTTCTCTTTGCTGCATTAGAATCTTCAAATAATTTTTTAAAATTACCTCCTCCTTTATCTAATGCATTAGAGGTTGACCCCATCATACACTTTCCTATAATTTTACTTCCTAATCGTAAACAAGTCTTTGTAACTCTCCAATTATTTAAAATGTTTTCGGGACGTTCCCATTTACCACTTTCATCATGTAATAAGTATTGTAATTTTTCACCATCATAAGAGTTGTCTGATGTGTTTTTCCAATCTATAGTTGTATCTAACCCGTCTAAATCTTCATTATCAGTTATATACATATTTTTTTTAGTAATCTTAGATGCAGGAACACGATAAGCTAATTCTGTTTTTGGTTTATCCATACCGTCTTGTATAGGTTTAAAAAAGAATGGATAATTGTTTGATATTGGAACTACTTTATCAGTAAACATTTTTTTTGCATCAGCTCCTGTTTTTGATAAAATACCTATACGTGCATCTCTTGTTATCGTTGCTTGATTTACACCTTCTGATGAACTCATAAATGAAAATCCAGAACGTCTTATTTTTAAATAACACATACCAAAGCTACGACTGTCAGCCTTACAAGCTTCCCAAAAAATATAAAATATTCTATTAGCTTCTCTAAAATCAGGATGTCCTACGTCAATTTTTGTCCATTGTAAATACATATAATGTGTACCTGTAATATAAGTTGGTATGCCATTATTTAAAAACCAATAACCTTCTTCTCTTTTATCAAATTCTTTTTCTATATAATCTACCCAAGAATTTTTAAAATTAGAAGGCATTTCATTCCATTGAAATATAGATTGTATTCTTTTTAACACTTTTGGTTGCACTGTAGGTGACCAAACTTGATTTTCTTTTTTTTCTTTTTGATTATCAAAAGTTTTAGGTGTTTTAGGAAGGCCTATTATTACATTACTGATTTCATAAATATCTCCTAAAGTTCCATCTTTGGATATAATTACTAATTTATATTTTTCATTATATCCGTATTTCCATGTTTTAGCTTTATTTTTATTTGCCATAACACTATTTGGAATATAGTTTTTTAAAACTTTATATATTCTATTTTGATCTTGACTCTGCAAATCCTTTTAATGTATTGTTTTTACTGTCCGATATATTTCCTTCTAATAAATCTCTTTCTTCTTCTATTTTTTTTATAATCTCAAAAGCATCCATTATACATAGTTTTTTTGTAGCTGCAGCATTTTTTAATCTGTCAGCTGCTAATTCATCTTCTGCATCATATTTAATAATATCTTCTTTAGCTACTTTTACTAATTGTTTTACAGCCTTTTCTCCTGCTTCAATAATTTGTAGTTTTAATTCTTTATTTGTCATTTAATATTACTGTTATATTATTAGTAAACATTCTGTATAATATTTCATCTTCTACGGTAAACTCATATTCGCTTTCAGGTTCAAAAATTACTTCGTCACCTTCTTTTACACCTAACTCCAAGAGTTGGTCGTTAATATATTTAATAACACCTATCAACGGTTCGTATTTTGTGTGTTTATCTAAAAAAGTTTCTTTTTTCTTTACAGGTTTTACAAAACAATATTTACCATGTGCTTTCCATTTACCGTTTTGTTTGTATAAAAAAAACTGATCTTCTTCAATAAAAAACATATTTTCTTTAAAAAAACTTTTACCACTTTTTGTTTTACCATACATATCATTATAAAACTTAAACACATTATGATGAACTAATAGTGTATCTCCAACTTTTACATCACCTTTATAATGAAGTGGTAAAGATAAAACTTCAGCATAACGATTAGATACAGTAAAGTCTTCTTCAGAAACACTTGTTACAAACTCTAAACCTCCAATAGATTTTATATTATCATATCTTCGGTTATTGTAAGGCTTTACGATAAACGAATATAAAGCTCTCATTAAAAGTTTATATTATATTCTAATGTAATAGGCAACGTATAAAGAAATTCTTTCCATATAAATATTTCTTGGTTTTTTTCTACCCAAAGTTTATAAGACTGAGTTTCTTCGCTTGCTTGTATTAAGTGTATTTTATATTCACCACCCAGAACAGGTTGATTTATTATATAGTGCATTGAACCTGATTTATAATCAGAACCAACGGAAATCTTTCTAATATCCATTTAATTTTATTTTTTTTCGTCTACTAAACCTTTATTTATCTCAACGGTTATTTCTTCTACTATAGCTAATGTGCTAATAGGTAGTGATTGTAATAAGCGATTGATATTTTTAATAGATTCTTCATTTAATTCTACTCTCATTTAATTTAATTTATACTTCTACCATTGGAATTTTATAAGTAACTCCATTTATAATTACAGTCCATGTGTGGTCTGGAGTAATAGTACCAGAATTTACAGTTCCTACATTATAAGAAGATGATCCTACAACAAATTGATTTGCGTCTGTTGCTGTTGCTCCTCTTCCTAATGCTATTGAATAGTTAAATTGTGCAGAAGCTTGTAATCCTATTGCAATACCTCCAATCTTTCCATTATCTCCTGCTACTGATAATCGTCCTATTGCTATAGATTCTTGTCCCTCAGCCATAGCACTTGTACCTATTGCTATTGTATTACCTTGTACTACACCTCCTGATACCCCACTTGCTTGATATCCTATTGCTATATTACCTACACCTGATCTTGTTATACCTACTGTTTGAGTCGTTGTTCCTTCTGCTTCATATCCTAATGCAATACCAAATGTTGATGTGTTGTATGTATCTATATTAGCTGATGAACTACCTATAGAAGCTCCATGACCAATTGCTATATACCCTTTTCTTCCTCCTGCACCATATTGCATTGCAGACGAACCAACAACAACGTGTTCTCCACTGTCATATACTGACCTAAATGCTGTAGTGTTTACAACACCCTGTCCTGCTGTTGTACCTATATAAATACCATTTCCAGAAGAATTGGTATTTGTAGTTTTTTGATATGCAGCAGCTGCAGCACCAATCGCAATATCACCATTATTGTATCTTATTCTTGTATCATTAGATGTGTTTTGTCCCGTCATTGCTTGATACCCAATAGCTATTCTATTCATTTGGACTGAAGAAGTAGGATCAGCAGTGTTGTTAATCATATTAGAACCTGCTAAGTATCCCATAGAAATATCCATTGATCCGTAAGCATTTGCAGCAGCTGTGTTACCAATAGCTATACTGTTATCAACAACACGATTCGCACTTATACCATTTCCATATGTGTTATCTCCTATTGCTATGTTATTTGAACCCGTTTGTAAATCTTGTAGTACTCTGGCTCCAATAGCTATATTATCATCACCTGTAGTTATACCTTGTAAACCTGAATGACCAATTGCTATGTTGTTTTGTGCTCCTGTACCAAACCCTGACTGTGCGTAACCTAATCTTATATTAGGAAAGTTTTTAGTAGTAACAGAACCAATATCTCCTTGAACATAAATTTGATGACCGTTTCTTGGAACAGCATTAAAGTTTCCAAATCTTAAACCTGTTTCTGTAAAAGAACCTGTCCCATCTCCGTCAATTTCTGAAAGACTACTACTGTATGCAATCAAATCAGACTCAAAACGAGGAAGATTACTTGTTTTTACACCTGATTGGGTACTTGAAGCTATTCCTGATAAACCTCTCCAAGAATTAATTCCTATAGATGTAGTAGCTACTACACTAACCACTTGACATCTACATAGTGTTGTTCCAAAATCAATAGTAAAGGTATCTGTTGCAGTCCAATTTCTTCCTGCAGAATATAAATCAACACCTGTCACACCACCAACTCCGTCAACTGAAGTAACTTTAACGACTATACCTTGAGCGTTTGAATCAGCTGCAACTAATTTTGTAGTAGGATAGTATTGACCAGCTACATAACCCGTTCCTAATTGACCACCAACTACAGCAATAGTAGCTGCAGCTTTTAACCCAACAACTGTATCTCCACTTTCATTTAATACTACATTACCTGTTAAAGTATTTAATGAAGATATACCCGTTGTTGATGCTGGTATTCCCCAAGTATTATCAGCTCTTAAAAAGTGTGTTACTTTAGTATTATCATCTAATGCTGAAGTATCAGCATTTAACCCAACAGAAAGTTGATTTGATGATGGAGCAATTGATAGAGATATATATTTTAAATTTGCTGATGAACCAATGGTTACTTCTTTTTCTTTAAAAGTTAATGCGTTATTTGTTGCATCTATTAATCCAACTTGTGTTGATGGTACTGTTCCTATATCAAATGAAAAAGTACCTAATGCTGAAATTTCTATTTGATTAGCACCGTTATCTTTTAATACAATATTTGACCCTTCTTTTAGTATAACAGAGTCTGTTGTTCCTGTTGATGGTATTAAATTAACTTTAGCTGAAGCAGCTGAAACTTCACTAACCACACCAGTAACATCATTACCTGGACCATTTACAGTAAATGTGTCTCCAGGTGAATATCCCGTTCCTGCAGCAACAACTGTAATTTGATTAGTTCCAATAACACCACCAGTTGTAACTGTTCCAACTAATACAGTTAAATTCCCATCACCTCCACCTGTAACAACTGATGTAGGAAGTGTTGATCCCGCTATATAACCTGTTCCTCCTGATGGGTTTGTCATTAATGTTACAGGACCAGTTTGAGAAGATGTTAAATCATATGTTGTGTTTGAACCAGCACTACCATTTGCAGCTGCTGTAATTCTACCATATGCATCAACTGTAAGATTAGTTGCTGTATATGAACCTGCAGTAACACTTGTAGCTGGAAGTTCTATATCTAAAGTACCTGATGTTGTAATTGGACTCCCTCCTATTAAAAGAGTAGAGTTGGTGCTTGTTGCACCTACTGAAGTAACTGAACCTCCTCCTGAACTTGAATTTATTGTAACCTCACCACTGTTTATACTTCTTACAAATTCTATATTAGTTCCTTGTTTAAATGTTACTTCACTACTTCGTGTTCCATCTGAATTTCTTAATGTGCTATCTCCTTTTACAGTATCTACTACTACAGTAGTTCCTGAACCCGTACCTCCTGATAAACCTGAGAATGACGTACCTGCTGAATAGTTTGTTCCTGGAGTAGTAATTGTAGCTGTTTGTGCTACTCCACCTGATGTATTTAAAGTTACAACCAAACCATTTGAACCTACAGCTACTCCTGTAGTAGTTGGGTCAGAGTATCCGGAACCTCCTTGCCCAGATGCTATTGAGACTGTAACAGGTATACCTGTAGCAGCATTTGTAAAAGCTAAATCCCAATCAGCTCCTTGAGGTAATGAAAATTTACCTCTATCGTCATAATATCTATCGGATGCAACATTAAAAATTTGTATTATAGCTGTTACACCTCCTGATGAACCAGGCACTTCTACTGTATCACCATTAGCATATCCCGAACCTCCCGATACCATCTCATAGTCTGTAGTATTTTGAAGTGAAGTGCTTAATACGTTTATTGTAAATCCTGAACCTGAACCTGTAACTGTACCACATACAACATTGTTTGTTGGTGTATAATTTGTACCATTTACAGATATATCTGAACCAATAGCAACTCCTGTTCCTATCGCTGTTGAAGTTCCCGTAAGACTTAAAGATGCAAGTATTGTAGGGTCAGCTGCTGTTCCTCCTGTTGTTGTTGCTATGTAATTTGAATTAATTCCTGTTACACTATCAACTGTTCCGCTTCCACTAACAGTTGTCCATGTTGGTGTTAAAAATGGTCCCGCTGATGTTAACACTTGACCAGCTGAACCTGGTGTAGCACCTAAATATATTGGAGTATAACTTCCTGTTAAATATAAAGCTCCTGCATTTAGTGTTAATATACCCTCAGTTGAAGCTACTGTTAAGTCTCCATTACCAGTTAAAGTAATATTAGCGTTTGCACCATTAGCTGTGTTACCACTATCTAAAACACTTTGTAAATCTTGATTTAATCCTGATATGGTACTCCAAATTGGAGTTTGTAAACTTCCTTGTGAAACTAAAAGTTGACCTAATGTACCTGGATTACCTTTTAATCTAAACTCAGTGTAATCTCCTTTTATATCTATAGCACCCCCATTAATATTTAAAAAACCTTGTGTTGTTGGTACAGTTATATCAGCATTTCCTACTATATTAACAGTTCCTGTAGATTGTAGAATTGTATTTTCATCAAAATCAGTTGTGCTTCCCGCATTTGTACCTACAAAACTAATACCAACTCCTGTTAATACATTATCTCCTGATGAGGTAGGTGTGCATACATCTTGAAGTGTTGGAGAGGTTAATGAAGGTGCTGATGACCATTGTACACCAGTTGCTGTAGACATAAGAAATTGTCCTGCAACACCTTTGCTTTGAGTACCAGGCGTCACACCATCTTCCACCCATAATTCTGTTAATTGTTGCAGTTGTAGTTTATAACCTCCTGCCGATCCCGTTGGATCACCAATTAAAACATTGTTTCTAAAGTCAGCAATTCCCGCCCAATTTAATGTTGTATTTACATCTCCCGATAATTGAGCTGCTACTGAACCTGGTTGTGTAATAGTAAAACTACCATCAGATAAAAATATATTTTGTGAAGAAACTGTATTTCCATTACTAACAGCATCGTTCCAAGTTACCGTACCTCCTGAAGGAGTATTCCATTGTAAACCTGTACCCGTAGACATAAGAAACTGTCCATTTGTACCATGTGCTCCTTGAACCCCTGCAGAAATAACAGTAGGGAATACATCAACTGCTGTCAGTATTCCCGTACCTGTTAGTGTTATATTGTTAGATGCAGTGTTTCCTACACCAAGAACAGAGGCTAAGTCTTGTGCTGCACCTCCTCCTCCTACTATATCGCTAATTTTAAATGTTACGGTTTTGTTGTTATCGCTTACATCTGTTCCTATTAATAAATCAGTTGCTGCAGGAACAATAGTAGGATATACCGTAGTATTGAATATTTTAGCCATATAGTTTCATTTTTATTTGGTTATCTTTAAATCAGGAGTTTCTTCTTGGTTTTCAGTTACTATACCTGTCTCTAAATTAATGGTAGCATTTTTTCCATACTTTTCCATTAATGGTCCTTCTTCTTCTGAAAAAGATTTTCTAATTTCTGCAACTTTTTCCATTAGTGCGTTTTGTTGTAATAAAGTATCGCCTAATTGCATTTTTATATTGTTATAATCTTTTTGAAGATTTTGTAATTTGTTTAATTCTTCTGTAGTTAATTTTACTTCTTTTTTTGCCATTATATTATTATTTAAATTAATATTTAATTAGTTATTATTTTAACAAAGATACAAATAATTTTTTATGTAGTTATTATGGAGTATTGGTACTCCAAGTTGGTGTATTGACTCCTGATCCAGTAAATGAATTGGTAGAACTATCTGCGTAAGAAGTCCCTGTTCCTTCATTAAATCTCCACCATGCTATTAGGTTAGCTGACTGATTATAATTACCTGAATCTGTACTTAAATCTATTGGAGATCCTGAATTATAAATAGCTGATATATTAGTAGCGTTAAGTGCTGAAGAAAATACTGCCATATTGTTTAACTCGCCATCAAAAAAGTTAACATTACTATTTCTTCTCCACACTCCTAAACTTGAATTACCATTGTATGCTAAAGTAACTGTTTGAAGTCCTGACTTAACATAAGTGCTTGGATTTACTACAGAACCATTTTTATAAATACGCCATTCGTCTCTATCTTGTGTAGAACCCATGCTGCCTGATGGTATAACAATAGCTAAGTG